AGATGAAGCCTCTGGTACGACGTAGTCTAAGACTACGAAGTGATGGTTCTACATCTAAATTTGATGTATGTACTGATTGTGATCCTTCGCTATAATGAACTGGAACCTTAGATATAGTAAAGAAGCTAGCGTAGCTGATTTTATTAATAAACAACGTACTAAGGGCATATCTAAAGAGTTCCAGTCATTGGCGGATCTAGATACTAGAAATACTCTCTCCCATGCTATGGGTCATCATTTAAAGCAATGTGAACACCACAAAGAGCTTAGTGAATTTTATACTAATGCTGGTGAACATGGCATTGCATCTGCTCACGTATTTGCACACGACCTGCACGCTCGTGCCCATGACGCTAATAGACTAGCACTAATGCTACACGATCCTGGTGCTCCAGTAGAAGCAAAACTCGATGCTGTTGAACACGCTAAAAATTTAACAGAAATAGCTGACCATTATAGCAAAGAAGGTTCTAATGATACATGGGATCTTGATGAGGATGAATAGCCTATATTACATTCTCATTAAAAGATTTAGAAATTTCGAGGATATATATGCGAGCCGCGTTGCCCGCAAAACTGGACTTTTGACACAGATGTAAATAACATGAATTGTTGACTAAGTAGGTATGGAATTATTTAATTACGACAAAATCAAATCACACCCTAATTATCTACAAGTTGAAGAGAATATATGGGTGATAAAGAATCTTATCTCAGATGAGACATGCGACCTGCTTGTCAGCTTTGCTGAGTCTGTCCCAGAGGAACAATGGTGGGAGAGAAACAGAAGAGAGTGGTGGCATGGTAAGTTCTTATATACCGTTGACAACGAAGAGATCAATGAGAAGAACAAAGAGATAAAAGCGGCAATAGCTACGCTATTTACAGACGATTGGTTTCTGAGTGATCCTGGCTCCATCCACAGGATACAAAAGGGTCAAGGGATGTTTGAACACTCCGATAACCCTACAGAGGGTATGGGCAAGAACAATTTCGTTCAGCTAGCCTTTACTATTTATCTAAGTGATTTTGAAGGTGGAGAGATCTATTACCCTAAGATCCTAAATCCAACACCACTACAGTATAAAGCATCAAAGGGTGACGTATTGATTCACCCAGGCGTGGGAAGATACGAACACGGAGTTAGACCAGTAACAGGCGATAAGGTTCGCTATGTAACAACAACCTTTGCGTACGATCCTAAAGTAAAAGAACTAATAGACGTGGGCGTAGTATTCCAAGATGTAGAGTCTGGTCAACCAATGTTAAACGACCTTACCGTAAGCGACTGCATCGAATAACATATATGAAACAACCATTAATAGTAAAAACGCTATTCGATATTGAATTCTATAAAGAACTAGAGAATGAATTACGTTCAAAAGTTATTAGCCATGGAGATAGTAGTATCTTGCCAGGTCGTTGTATTATAAATACTAACCAAAGTTCTTTATTAAAAACTGCGCATGACAAAACAATAGACATAGCGAAAAAACTTTTTGAAATTCCTGACTTATTGCCAAGCTACGCGCTGTTTGCCCATTATGAGACTATAGGAGATGTAGTACCATACCTTAGGAAGCATAAGGACACCAATGCCTGCACCTACATAATAGATATGTGTCTATATCAGTCAGAACCTTGGGACATATATATTGAAGGTACACCTTATACTCTCCACCCTAATCAAGCATTAGCCTTCTATGGAGAAGACCAAGAGCATTGGCGTGGTATATTCCCCGACCCTTCTTTTGGGTTTGTTGGCATGGTTTTCTTTTGCTTTGTTAAAAGTGACCATTGGTTCTATGCCAAAGGTAAAGAATATATTAAAGTTATAAATGGAGATATGACAGAAGAAGAATGGGTTGCGAGTCATCAATGATATCAATAAACCCTAACTTTTTAACACCAGAAGAAATAAGCACTATTTTAAACTATGTTAAGAATGAATCTCAGAAACATTGGAGTATAGATGAAAATAATCAAAGACGAGTACTCAATTTAAATTATTATAAATCGCTTGAACCAAAAGACAAGTTGATCTTGGAAATGATTATAAAGATTAGGATTCGTATTGAGCAACACATAAAACAAACTTGTGGACTTTCTGTACCAATCTATGCAGAATGTGCTAGTGTAATACGTTGGCCTGAGGGTTATGAACAAGAACCTCACGCAGATAGTGAACAGAATAATCCTGACGATGGTGAACATTCATACCCACACCGTTTTTATGCAGCTGTTTGTTATCTGAATGATGACTACGAAGGTGGAGACCTTTATTTCCCACAACATGGTCTTGAATTAAAACCAGCGCCAGGGGTTATGATTCACTTCCCAGGAACCCGTGAATACCTGCATGGAGTTCACCCTGTGACCAATGGAGTTAGATATGCCATTACAGCTTTCTATACCAAAGATATAAATAAAGCCGATGGATTACCAGCATGAAAACAATAAAGATTATTGAATGGCCATATTAAACCACAAAAAGAAAAATAATAATGATAGAAAATTTTATTGCTTATAGAAATTACAATGGCTTTGCCGATATAGCTCCATTGAATGTAAAAAGAGAATGGATGGATGATACGGTAAACAGCCATGCCTATAAATGTTTTCCAGTTAGCCTTGCCAATGGTTTAGGTTGGGGTATATTCTTCCCAGAAGATATTACTTTTATTTGGGATGGCATAACTGATACGACATCAGATCATGTTAAAATTTTAGCTGGTGAAAAGTATGTTCATGCACAAAGAGGTAATGCAACTATAAGTTTCAATACTGGTCTTATTTTTAAAACACCAGACGATTACACTCTCCTAACTATGCCAGTCCCTAACCAACATATAGCTGGTGTTTCTCCGTTTACAACATTAATGAGTACTTCTTTTTACAATAGCGATTTGCCATGCGCCTGGAGAATAACAGAATCTAATAAAGAAATAACTATTAAAGCAGGCACTCCAGTCATAGCAGTGTTTCCAATATCTTTAACTAATTTACAGAATACAGAATTGCATATGAAACACCGTAATGATATACCAATTTCATATAGTCAAGATTATATAGGTTATCACGAAGTAATAGGTCAAATTAATCAATCGGGTAGATGGTCAGATTTTTATAGAGATGCTGTAAACCATGAAGGTAAAACTGTTGGTGAACACGAAGTTAAATTAATAAGACTAAAAGTTATGGAAGGATAACATGGAAGAACAGATAATTGTAAACAAAGATGAGGATCAGAGAGAATTTGTATCGCTTATACCTTCTGGTTATTTTGGTGACTCAGCAGATAACATTGTAGAAGTTTCAGACTTTCTTACACCAGAAGAACAAGAAACACTTAGAAACTTTGCTATCAATAATACGGTTTGGGATATTACTGAAACTAAAACTAATGAGAATGGAACAGTTACTTACAATGCAGATTTTTGGGCAGATAGGGTAGCAACGTATACTTCTTTACAAAGAGTAGATCCAACAATTTTGCCTTTGATTGAAGACATGCAAAGAAGACTTAAAGTTAAAGTAGATGCACACTTCAATGTCAATGTTAGAGCAACAGGGCCTGCAGTTGTTAAATGGCCTGTAGGAACTGAACAAACTCCACATGCTGATAAAGAACTGCATGAAGGACCAGATGCCGGTAAGCCAAACGCTTTCCCATATTATGACATAGCATCAATCTTTTATTTTAATGATGACTACGAAGGTGGAGAATTATATTTTGTTAACCAGGGTGTACGTATAAAACCAAAAGCAGGTTCTGCATGGTTTTTCCCAGGTGACATGAATTATTTGCATGGAGTCTCAACAGTGACTTCTGGACTTAGATTTACTTGCCCATTCTTTTGGACAGTGGAAGAAAATTTTAATACTAAATAGGAACTATATGGATAAGAAAATACTACACGACAAAATTTACTATTATGAAAATGTAATGCCAAATTTTGACGATTTCAATAAGGCTTTAGAACATTATAATAATTGGGAAGAGTGGACTGCATGCGGTGATGTACCTTATCTTTATGGAGAACAAAAATCAATAATCCCGAATGAGAGCGATGAACACAAAACATACGTTTATAATGCGATTAAAGATGCTTTTTATAATGTTAGTAAAGACTATGCAGAATCTTTAGGTGACTACGATGAACCAAAATTATTTCCAACATATAAAATAAAGAAATACATGACTGGAGCATCTATGGGTGCTCATTACGATCAATCATTCGGTGACACAAGTTTAAGATACTCTTTTGTTATGTATCTAAATGATGACTACGAAGGTGGAGAGATTTCTTTTAAAATTGTAAATTATTTTGAACCTAGTGAAAGACCTGACGTAGATCCAGATTATAATGAAGCTATAAGGTTAAAACAAATTGATGTAGGAATTAAACCAAAAGCAAACAGTATTGTTATATTTCCATCCTCTGCTCCATATTTTCATACTGCTCATATTATTAAATCTAATGTTAAATATATGATTCCAGGTCATTGGATACACAACAATATGGAATTTAGTTTAAATGAAATGATGTCATGAGGCATGGACAAAACAATATTACACGACAAAATTTACTATTACGAGAATGTAATAGAAGATTTTGACAATTTCAATAAAGTTTTAAAAAAATTAAATGATGATTGGATAGTGTGGCATTCTTCTGACAATGAAGATCATATTTATGGAGAACATAAATCATTAGATTTAAAGATAATTGGTAAAGCAAAAGGTCAATTAAAAGAAGACATGCTATACGTTTATAATTTAATTATAAATGCTTTTTTAAATGTTGCCAAAGACTATGCGGAATCACAAGGCGATTACGAAGAACCAAAATTATTTAAATTGCTTAATATAAAAAAATATAACGCTGGAACATATATGGGTTCTCATTTTGATCAATTACAAGGCGATATGAGTTTGAAATATTCTTTTGTTATGTATTTAAACGATGATTATGAAGGCGGAGAACTTTCATTTAACATTATAGATTATGATGAAGCTTTTGACGAAAGGCCTCGCACAGATCCAGATTATGATAAAGCTTTGAAATCAAAGTTATTTGACATAGGTTTTAAACCAAAGGCTAATAGTACAGTTATATTTCCAGCATCTGCCCCATACTTCCATACTGCACATATTGTTAAAACTGGTTTTAAATATATGATTACATCTCACTGGATACATGATGATCATCAATAAAATATACAATAATATTTATGAGAAAGATATGGGTTCAACTTCAATGCAAAAAACAGCTATAGTTACAGGAGCCAGCAAAGGCGTAGGCCGAGCTACGGTCAAACTCTTGGCTAACAATGGATATAAAGTTATCGCTGCATCAAGAAATTTAGATGCTATGAAAGATCTAGAGTCTGATAATGTTGAAATAAATAAACTAGACGTAACAGAACCAGAACAGATCAAATCGTTTTTTGAAAAATACAAAGAAACTACTATAGATTTATTAGTTCATAATGCTGGTGGTGGCTCTGCACCCAAGCAAATAATACATGAAACTATGGAAGATTTTAGAAGAGCTTATGATATAAATGTAACTGGTCCAATGTATATATCACAGTTGTTTGTTACTTCAATGCAAAAATCTGATTCTCCAACAATTATATTTATTTCTTCTTTGTGTGGACAAATTCCATTTTTTGGATCAGGCAATTATTCTAATGCAAAAAGAGGCCAGATGGGTTTAGTTGATACCATGAGGTTAGAGTTCCCAGCGTATGGTATTAAAATAACAGAAATTTGCCCAGGAACTATTGATACTCAAACAGAAAAGAAAGAGAATGCATTGACTGCAGAAGACATGGCAGAAGCTATCCGATGGGTGGGTTCATTACCAGGACATGTAAATATAAACCATGTAGAAATAGCACATATAAATAGTAGCAAGTACGTGATATAATATGAATAAAATAGATTATAAAAATGACATTGTTGTTTTTGAAGAATTCTTAAGTAAAGAAGAATGCAATGCAATTATTAAATATTGGGATCATTCAGAAAAAAATGGCAAACTTAAATGGAATAGAATTGGATTCTATGGATCATCTGCAGCCAACTTGCCAGTAGGCGATGATATGGTTGATTTTGGATTACCTAAAGATCTTGTTGAATCTTTGAGTTCTAGAATGAAAGAAGCTGCGGAGCTTGCTCGTGGTAGTGGTCTAAAGCCAATTGGTTTCCCACATGCACAAATATGGGCTACAGGAGGTTTTACAAACCCTCATTCAGATAATAGTACAGATGGTAAGTACAATGAATTCGAAAGAAGCAAATGGGCAACGTTTATATATTTGAATGATAATTTTGATGGTGGAGAATTATTCTTTCCTGATCATGGTGTTTCAATTAAACCAAAGACTGGTCTATTAGCAGCATTTGATGGTGGACATGATAACCAACATGGTATATCATTGATTACGTCCGGAGAAAGATTTACTATTGGTCAATTTTGGGATTATGAAGAATCAGAATATACTCAAGAAAAAATAGATGAATGGGCTGAGAGCCTTAAAACCGTTAGAGCACAACAAGCTGTACAATTAAAAGGTTGGGAAGAAGCAGAATCCAAGGGAGAAAAGGTTCTGCCAGATCCCAACCTAGAATATAAAGGAGAACCGCGATGAATATGCAAGAAGGAATGGTTTTTGAAAAAACCTGGAGTTCTAAAGAAGATCTTGGTAATTGTATTACACTTTATAGAGATGTAATCAAACCAGAGTGGAATATTATAAAAAGGTTAGAAAAAGTATTGGATGGGAATAGCCATTATAATTGGCAACCAGCCTATGTTGGATACCAACAAAGAATGCCAGAATACCGAGACTGTATCGATTTTAAATTTAAGAAAAGTGATATAGAAGGAGACCTGAGCCAAGAGTCAAAGGAACTACAGCAGATCTGGCAAGAATGCTATGATGCACAAAAAGCAGCAGTCGATGATTATTCAAGAACAAACAATATACACAATTTAAGGTATTGGGAAGCTTTTAACTTTGTTCGTTATGGTGAAGGCCAACACTTCATGGAGCACCATGACCACGGTTTCTCGTACAACTGTACAGTATCTCTTGTAGCGTATCTAAATGACGAATATGAGGGCGGAGAGATCTACTTTAGACTCCAGGAACTAAACATAAAGCCAAAGGCTGGAGATTTAATTGTATTCCCATCTACGTTTGCTTATCCACACCGAGCCATGCCAGTTAAATCAGGAGTCAAATACTCTTTAGTAACCATGTTGGATTATAGTGATAAATATCACAAGCCAGAGTTCTACCAGGAGACTGGTTCCTAAAACAGTGTAATTCTATAGGTATTTTGCAATAGTTCATGTAAGAGTCAAATGCACTATCAAGGACTACTATTATGACATTCAAATACTCAAATGAAGACGAAAACATGGATTTAAATATCGATGCCAAACTAGAAGGCCTTGATAAACTTGCAGAACGAGTAATGTTGATGCAAAAATTACATAATTACATGAAAGAAACTGCAGGGTTTGCAAAAGCTCACCATGACTTTACGCAAAAAGCACTTGGTCATCATCAAAAGATCACTACAGAGCTGGAAAGACAAAAAGCTCTGGGACCAGATATGGTCGATTGCAATTGCCCAAAATGTCAAGCTCACAACCCTCAGCCTCCAGTTTCTTCATGGGTTGGCGGAATAGTTAGTGGCCCTAAAGACGACTGGATAAACAACCACGATGCAGAATGTTCAACGTGTGGAGAACAACACCCATTAGGTTCTCTAAGCATGAATGGTGAATGCCTTAACTGCGCAAAACGGCATTAAAAGATTTAGAAATTAGGATTACTTTTATAAGTAAACTCCACAATAGCAAGGTACGTAAGAATGACAAAATTTAATAGCAGAGCTGCTGCCAAAAAGAAAAGGCAGAACAACGATCAATTAAGCATTGTTCATCACCAAGTAGGAAACGATACTTACAAGTTCCATGAAGAAGACCCTAACGCTGGGCACATGGATCGTGAAGCAGCGCTTATGTCAAAACACTACCTTAAAGGTTGTGGAAATAAGTGCAAACCAGGTTGCACAGGAAGTTACAGAGATCAAGGTCTTAAAAGACCAGATCCAGTAGCAGTAGAATTATTTGGTCTTGCTCCAGATGACCCAAAGAACCTCGATGGTGAATGGCATCACGACCCTAGCTTAACTAAAATGGCTAGACTACGCACCCTTACAGATATTGCTGACATTCCTGTTACAGTGAATGATTTTGAAGGTGAAGAAAAAGTTGCTAAAAAAAGAAAATTTTCTGATTTTCTATTATACCCTCAAATAAAAATTACTAAAGGTAAAGGTAAATTTGATAGAGGCATCTCTGCTGGTCAATATATCGATGAATCTGGCAATAAACGATTCGGTGCACCTATGGAAAAAATTGGACTAATCCATGGTTATGCACAAGCTGGTTACAATCGATTAATTGAATCAGGCAGTACAAAACTCGCTGATTATTTTAAAGTAGCAAAAGTTGCTTCGGCACTTTCTGATGGAACAACTATTTCAGCAAAAGATTCACGACCTAGTGAGAATCGTAAATTTCGTCGGCTTTCAAAAAATGGTGTTCCAGCAAATGCTATGACTGAATTGAATCATGTTGTAAGGCATATTGCTAGTCGTATTAGCCCAGACTTTGTACACCATGAAGATCCGGATGTTAAAGAAGCTTTAAATCAATCACATCGTGAAAATCATAATGCAGCAAAAACTGCAGAATTTGCAATGTGTTTTTGTCCACACTGTGTATTAGACCAGTCATCGACCCCAACGAATACAATATTTGATATTCAAGATCGTACTCGTGCAGCAAAACACCCTGCAACGTCAGACTCTTTCTTTGCAGGATCACCTCAGTTTCATCACCCAGATCTTGGAGAAGGTCTAGAAGGAAGAACTTCCGATCTTGGTAGAACTGGTAAGCAATCTCCTCATAATGGTTTTTGGATTAGAGATGCAATTAAGTATATAACTGCTGCTGTCCGTGGTCGTAAAAACGAAGAGAATCCATTCCACCCAGGACCTTCTGCTCTGCTCCAAGATGCTCGACTCCATGCTATTGATCCATCAGAATTTGAAAATGGTGGTGGTGTTTCACCATTCGTACGGAATTACGACTACGAAGGACCTACCGAAGAACCTGAAAGCACACCAAAGCCAATTAAGAGAAGAAGACCAGAAGTCATTTCTGAAGAACTTACTAAGGTTAAAGAAAAAATTCTCAATCCTAAGGAAGAAAATTAATGTTAATAAAAATTAATTGGATAAGCCTTGACACGTACTCCTGTCAATCTCCTATAGTATAACTTAAGGAAATCATGAATAATCCTTGTCAAAATAGTTGCAATATTAATGCTTGTATTTGCGAAAATAATACAAAAAATGATGAAAAACAGCTAAAAATAGCTGAATTTAAGGAAAAAACCGACAAAATACGTCATTTTTTATCAAAAAACGTTAAAAATACGTCATTTTTACACAAAAAAGACAAAAAACCATTAAAAGCTAAGAACTACCATATTACCATAGTTGATGCTAGCAATGAAGATGGTTACTACATGGAATACTCCAAGGACATCAACCTTGTTGAGTTTGCAATGATCCTTACCAATATTTTTGGCATAGATATGCATGTTGGTTACGACGAAGATAATGATGAGTCACTTCAGGAAAATGTTATTTTCTTTAAAAATTTAGATGAAGTCATTGATTTCATTCAGAATAGAAAAAAGGAAGAAGAATGACAAATAATCGTGAGTTCACATCATTTGAACTAATGCCAAATGTAAGAATTTACCAAGGGTTGCTACCAGATGCAGATGAATTATATAAAACTATAAAAGAATCTGAATTTAATAATGAAGGTAAATACTTTTTTGATAAATGGACACAATGGGGTCTATTTGGGACTTATGCAAACATAAATTGGGAAAAATATTTTTCTGATGAACTTGACGCAAAAACAAAAGAAGAAAAATATGTATACGATAGTGTGCTTGAGGCAAATGAAATTGCTACAAAACATTATAAAGAAGAATACAAGATTGATTATCCAGAAACAGCATTTCTTGATAAACCAAAGTTTCATAAATACGATATAGGTGTTGACAACATGGATAATGATTTAACCATGCAATATCACACAGATTTTATTATCTCTGAACGTGATCATCCGGGTCCCAAATTCTTATTGACATGCACTACATATATAAATGACGATTATGAGGGCGGAGAAATTGAATTTTATGTAGGGGATGACTTTTATCCATATAAACCAAAAGCTGGAGACATTTTAGTATTTCCATCTAATGAACCATATTACCATGGTGTAAAAACTATATTAAAGACCAATAAGTTTTTTACTACTAACTTTGTACGTTATACATATGATGGTCATCCAGACTGGCTTGAGAATCAAAGGAAGTACGGTGCTCATCATTGGTCAAAAATGGAAATTGAAAGAGTTGACAAAGAGAACCCAACTAATATGAGATACGCAAATAGAGAATCAAAATGACCATAGAGGAGCACGATGCAAATACTACTCACCACTATACTATTCACTATCCTGCTCATCCTGAGCGCACCTCCGATCCACATTACAAAGACTTTGATTCTTACAGAAGGCGAACGAAAAGCACTGCTCAGTGCAGCGTTGGTTTGCATCGTAATGATTTTAGTGAATGTTCTTTAGATAAACCGTTAGAACTTCACCATAGCCACATCGAATTTTCTCTTCAAAATGGTGTAGATCTCAAGTGGCTTGAAGTTGACTACCCTGGCGTCTCGGACCCAGATTCTGTTGGTGCATGGGTGGAATCAGCAAAGAATCTAGTATGGTTATGCGAATTTCACCATAGAGGACATGGGGGTATTCATACCGCCGCCGCTGCTGATTACGAAGCAGAGAAATACGTCCGAGGATTAATCAAATGAAATGCACAATTAGCGACTGCAATGCACCGCACCGTACTTTTATACGACTTCCTGGGCAAGACAAGTCTAAACCATTTTGTGGACCACATACTTTAGAGATGAGAAGCAGATTTAGTCAAACAACCCCTGAATCTGAAACATTAGCTCCAGTAATCGATATAAAGACTAGAGAACGAATTGCTTCTTGGTCACAAAGATATGCTAATGATGTGGATGCGACTGATGACGGACTTTCTACAATGGCTACTGATCTTAACTCTCATATTTTTAGTTACACTGGTCAATCAGGACAAAGCCCTACCGATCGTATGTATAAGGGTATGGGTGGTGCAGACCTAGACAATCAACCACAACTATCTAGTCTACGTAGTAAGTATAATGATTCCTCCCCCGGTTCTATAGGAAAAGCAGTACAGCAAATAAAACTATTTACTGGCAAAGATTCATATGGTAGTGACATTCGCACTAATAGAGAAAAATTTCCAGAATTTCATGGTTTAATGGATCAAGCTAGTCCCATTGCTGGAGGTCTTAGCAGGGGAACAGTTTTAACAGATGTTCGTCATGGAACTTCCGGGTCTCCAATCGATATATCCCAACACTATAAAGTTGGAGATAAGATGATCACTAAAGTAACGAGTGCTACTAGTGATCCAAATTTAGCTAAGAGTTGGGTTCTTGATGATAAACAACGTTTTGATAAAGCTAAAAACACTGGAGATAATAGCGTTCTAGATACAAAATATAATGGCGCTCGGCATGGTGCTTTTGTAGTTCAACACTTTCCAGCGGGAATAAAAGGTTTACAGGTAGCACCACTTTCTGCTGTTCCAGAACACAATGAAGTAGTCCCACAGGCTGGTCAAAAACTTAGAGTTTCTAAAGTAACAGGGCCTGATGAGAGTGGTGTACATCATGTGTACTACGAACACGATACAGAACGAGTTGCTTCTTGGAATGAACGTTATGCTACTACTGTAAGGCCAGACAAATGCAGACTATGCGGTCAATCTGATGATGGGACTCGCACCATTGTTAGCAATGGTACTTGCAAAGACACTCAAGAGTGTGCAGAGACCCAAGAAGGCCTTGCTAATAGAACACTTACTGTATTAGAACCAGTTAAAAAGCCTAGGAAAAAGCCTATAGTAGATAGGAAAGGTACAGCAGCTTGTACCCATCCAGACTGTTTAGAAGCAGGTAAAAGATATCCTGCTACAAGTTTATCATGGGACAAGTCACCCATGGGTAACCCAGTTTGTAGAGATCATTGGCGACCTGGAACCACTGATTACAATTCTTGGAAAGGCGAGTACAAAAGAAGATGATAAAAGAACGTAAAATAGGTAAATTAGGTAAACTAGCACCTCATAGACCAAATGGTTTACACATGTTGGCATTCTATCAACAGGATCCTCTACCTACTCCTCCAGTATCCATAGGTACTCCTAATGTAGCTGAATGGGAAATGCTTGGCAATGATCAATATGGCGATTGCACTTTTGCCGGTATTGCTCACGCAAAAATGGCTACAGCAAAAGTACTTGGGTTGAATGAATTGCCACCAACGACTGATGAAGTTGTAAAAGCTTATTTAGCTTATACAAATGGCCAGGATGCCGGTGCTGTAGAAGCAGATTTGCTTAAACATTGGCAACAAAATGAGATATTTGGCGGTAAAGTTGCGGCCTATGCACCAACTGATCATGCTGACTTTGATGAACTTAGAAGCGTAATAGCATTCTATGGTTTAGCATACATTGGAGTTAGACTTCCATCAGTATGCGAAGAACAATTCCAGAATCACCAACCATGGGCACTAACAGGAACACCAGCTGATAATAACATTATTGGTGGACACTGCATTATTCTTGTTGGATACGATGAGAAGTGTTTTTATGGTATTACTTGGGGTGAAGTCCAAGCTATTGAACAAACATGGCTACAAAGTTACATGGATGAATCATGGGCAATTATTACTCCAGAGATTGTAGAAAAAGGTCAGTATGGGAACATGCGCTTAGAAGACCTACTAGCAGATATTGGTAAATTATAATGACTATTCCAAAGAGAACAGAAGAAGTATTAGAAGAAAATAACAAAAAAGTTATTTATTTAGCTAATACTGGACAAATGAGATACAAGACAGGCGGAACTTTCCAAGGACTCTTGGTTGAAGCTATGTCTGGGCCAGAACGTATTGGATACTTAACTGCTGAAAAACGTCATGATGGTAACTATGTTCTTGATGGTGTATTCGTAGAAGAAAGTTATAGAAACAACGGTATTGCTACAGATATGTTGCGTAAAGCACAAAATTCTGTGCAAATGACACCATACATTACTACTGAGAATCAAGTTTACCAATCAGAAGCTGGTAAAAGACTTGCTGAAAAAGAATACAGAATGATGACTGCTAATACTTTTGTCACTGCAGGCCCTCTTTTAGCTGTGCCAGAAATCATTGGCGCAGGAGAAGCTGCAGGAGCTGCTGCAGGAGCAGGAGAGGCCGCTGCAAGTGGAGGTGGAGCCCTTAGCGGACTTGGTGGTCAGGCTATTAAATCATTAGGCATAAACAGCCTTCTAAACGGTCTTAGAGGCCCTGGTGTTAATAGTCAACAACAACCGCCATCACAGAGTTCTGGTTCTGGAGGGAGTTCTGGTTCTGGAGGTGAAATACAAACGCCTGATGCAGCACACCCAGATTTTACTGCTAGCTCTAAGATTTCAACAACAGTTGCATGGCCAGAAAAAACTCATGTAATGCCATGGGAAAATAATAACATGACAGGAATGCCAACTTCTAAACAATTTAACTCTAAGTACAAGAATAAAGTAGTTCAACCAGGAGTTAGCCTAACTAGAAAATTTGTTAAAAATTTAGCAGAGGCAGAAACTGTAACAGCACCTGCTGATGAAATCCCAATAGTTGATGGGATAGACGCACTAGAAGCCGCCGGTAAAACAATTATACAAAACCCATTACAAACTAAAGAATTGATACAGGGTATTGGTGAAAGAATAAAAGCTTTAAGACCAGAAACACCAACCATAGAACCTATGCATACGCCAGAAACAGAACCTATGACATTGCCAGGTCACAGACCACGTCGTCCAAAAAGCATTCACATAGAAAAACCGACAGCAGAACCGGTGGAACCAACAACATCAATAGAAGCTCAACCAGAAATGCCAACTTCTTCAGAAGGTGTTGATGTTGCAAAGCCAAATGAAACTTCTATGAGCACAAGTGAACAACAAAAACCCAATGGATTAAAAGGTTTTTCTTTACCATCTTGGGGTGGAAAATTAAAATTAAACGTTCCTCACACAACAGTACAATCGTATGATCCAGCACGACCAAGGTTTTCCAGTGCTAATGACACAAGACTTTTAAATCTTATTGGTGAGCTTTACTATGCTAAGAAAAATGAATGGTCACCAGAAGATGAAACTGTTGAAGAAAAAGTAGAGGATCACGATGAATGGGCTGGAATAACAAACCATGGTGAATATGATATGCCAGGGCCAAAGAAGTCGTTGCCGCCAACAACTTGGGAATAAGAGTTAAAATGACTCTTAATATGCAGTAGTTATTGATGAAATACGCAGATCAAGGCAATGGTAACCATGGTGAGGATGCTTCCTTAGATGGTATTGAGCACGCCGAAGAAGGCGAAGGCTTTGGAATACCTGGTCAATCTACCAAAGGTGTTATCGGAGCTTTTAGATTTATTGCAGATCGTGGCAACGAAGATGATAATTCTACTGAATTAGTTGCCCCAAAGCGTGTAACAAGACTAGACGTAACAAGTGAACCAGGAACTATAGAAAATGAAGGACTGAGCAGCGTAAGCCCAGGTTCTTTGTCTCCCATAATTGGAGGAAATACAATGAGTACATCAGCGAGAATCGCTTATATCATGGAGAACGGTGAACCGTTCTGCAACCACTGTAAAAATAATTTTATACCGACTACTATTAGTCCACGTATTGCGTGCTCCACTTGTGGATGCGGTCGTCCCAATGATGATCACAAGCTTGGCGATGAAAATTTTGATAATGTTGAGGGAGCCAATGCACAAGACCTTGCTGGCAATAAAAAAATTGTTAAGCAAGAGACTCGTCTAGTTGATACAGATGATTATGTAACTGCTTTTAACAAAATTGCTAATGACTCAGAACTTTACTACAAGGGTTACACTGACGCAGAGACTGGTAAGCCACTTGATGAAGACCTAGCTCTTCTAAGCAAAGACTACTACAATGGTTACGAACAACGTAAATTTTATCACCAGTCTCCACAACAGAGCGAAGGACAAAAGTTGTTTGACATTAAGCCAAATAGCAATGAAATCCCACGCCAAGGTGTCATGACGCCAGAAGAAGCTGATCGTGGACCGCTTCAACTTACTGATGGTACTAATCGTGCAACTGCTTCTAAAATTGCTTCTATTTATCCAATTGATGTAATCCAGAAGTTCTTTGAGGTATAATATGGAAAAATGCCCCGTTTGTCTAGATGGTCGTTTAATGACAAAGATTAGTAGTGCTGGCGAAGAAACATTTTGCCTAGACTGCCGTCGCATTACAGCAAGTTCGACTCTTGGATTCCAATTCACAGCAGCTGCTGCTGATGAAGGCATCCAAGCTTGCATTATTAATGGTCGTTCTGGATTTAAAGGCCCTGGAGATAAAGCTAAGTGCTGGCTCTATGACGATGGTAATGAACAACAGAAGAAAGATGCACAACGTAGGGCACGCAACTCAGCTTACAGTGCTCAACACAAAAAAGCTGCTTCTAAGATTGTAAATGCAGTACCGTATTTCACTGGTGGGCCTGCAGCCGCACAAGCACCTACTGGAGCTGCTGCTAATGCTGTTAAAAATGCACCAAACCCACAATTGCAATCAGCTATGATGCCTGGTGCTCAATCAAATCCTCAACCTCCACAACAAGCACAAACTTTTTCTCAATCTTCTATTGGTGAAGTAACAGCACCAGATGGAATGCAACCAGGCAATTTGAATGGCCCTAACCCATTGAACAGTGGTACTACTGCTAGTACAAGGCTTGCTGAACTAATAAATGATGACATTAGAGCACACATGGGCGCAGGTTTTTGTACAGAACATGGCATTGTTGATGGATGTAATCAAGACCAAAACTCGCATTAGTGACTAAGGAAACAGAAAGATTCCAACATGAACTACGAAAATATTGAATTAGAAGCTAAGACAGCAGCAGCAGACAACCGTTGGTTTAACGGTTCTTCAGAGAGCATCTTGACTAGACTTGACCGTCTTCAAGAAATCCTAGACGGAACTCGCATGGCTGCAAGTAATCCTAATGTAAACCCTAATGATCTAGAGCGTTACGCTAATATCATTACTGAATTGGGTGCTGAAAAAGAACAACTCGAAAAGCTTGCCTCTGAGTATGTTGACTTTGACACAGAAGATTACCTAAACAACCTACCTGGTGGCACAATTGCCAAGGAATACCGTGTTAGCAGTGCTGGAACCAGCGATTTGGGCGAAGATGATGGAAGTCTACTCTACCGTACTGCTGCTGCGATTGAAAATGAATACGAAGATGCCGATTGGATTAACTTTGTAACTGCCGGTGCTGAAGTTTGGATCGAAGATCAGAACAGTCAACTCCTTAAGAGTCAATTAAACACTCGTGAAGCTGCTGTTTACTTCGTAGAAAAGAAGACCCTTCCAATCCTAGATTCTGTTAAGCGTGCGTCAATTATTGAAAACTTTGTAGACAATGCTGAGATTTGCCGTCGTGCTAAGAACGAAGTAACAAGTTTCCGTGGCATCAAGAGCGCAAGCGCAAACAAACTTGCTGCTACATTTGTTCAGGATGCTATTGAAGAATCATTTGGAGAAGGCCTAAACTGGCTATAATCCATGAGTGATAACTTAAATGGATTTAGACTCGTTGGTGCTGTTGAAGACGACACACAAGAAACTAATCTGTTGCAATCTTTAAAAAAGATGCTTGCTGAAGCATATGTTCTTTACCACACTATCCATGGATTCCATTGGAATGTTAAGGGAAATGACTTCTATGAATATCATAAACTATTCGATGAAATAGTTGATGATATATATGAACACATTGATCCAATCGCTGAAAACATTATTAAACTTGGCGGAGAAGCTCCATTCATGATGAGCCAACTTGTTAAAATAAGTGGCATTGAAGAGTCTGGACTTATCAGTAAGAACACTGTAGAGTTAACTAAGAAATTCTACGACATGAACCAACAATATATTCAAAATATTAAAGAAGCTTTTAAAGTAGCTAATCAGAACAATGAACAAGGCGTAGCCAACTTTATTGCTGAACGTATCGACCAACACCAAAAATGGAGTTGGTTCCTTAAAGCTTCTATTGAGGGATAATGAATTCTGCTGCAGAACACATAGGAAAAGTAATTGGTATATTGACCGCTATTCTTAGCGAGCAAGAAGAATTAGCCTATGAAATCGTTTTAGAGAGCGATCCAGTTGAGCTATTTAGCGCAATAACTGGTGTTACATTAAGCTTAATTAATAGCTTATCAGAAATCTATGGTATTACTGTAGAAGAATATATTAAAGATTTAGCCATGCAAACATTAAGTAATGAATAGTTCAGAATTACCAGAAGGAATAACTTTTAACCAATCACAAGACGATTCGGTAGAGTTAGAAGCCTCAGAAGAGGTAATCAATACCACAGTATGCAGCATTTGCAACGCATGTTTTGAAAGTGTTCTCATTAATTATAATGGTAGGCATGAAGGAAGAATACAAATAGTTGGTGGCAATTACAAAGTAATTTGGAAGAATTCTCTTCCAAAAGACCGAGTAAGATCCATCAAATTATTAGATGAAAACCTTATTACCAAAATCAACACGCATAAGGAAAGACACAAAAATGATTAGATACAGCAACAACCCAACTAAGAGTCCTAAGACCTTGACAGATAGTCCAACATCACCTATTATTACGACAAAGGATGTTAAAGGTTTAAATGGCATCAATGATCAAAGCGAAAGCAAAGAAGACTTGCAAGATCTAGATGCACAGGACCAAAACGACAATTAGGGGAAGCGTGCCGAACAAAAAACCCGATCTTAAAAAAGAAACAGAGCCTGTTGTACATATAGTTATACCAGATACTCAAGCAAAAGATGGGGTACCTACAGATCACTTGAATTGGATCGGTATGTTCATTGTTGAAGAATATCGCAACAAGAACATCAAAATTATTCATCTTGGTGATCACGCAGATATGCCAGCTCTTTCAATGTACGATAAAGGCAAGAAGTCAATGGAAGGTCGTCGCGTAAAAGCTGACATTGATGCTGCTAATGAAGCATGGCGAATCCTTAATCAACCAATTTATGACCACAACCTACAACAACGTAAGACCAAACACGCAAAATGGAATCCAGAACGTCACATTCTTTTAGGTAACCACGAAGATCGTATTAATCGTGCAACTGAGAACGATGCTCAGATTGACGGGCTGTTTAGCACAGATGATCTTGATTATGCTCGTACAGGTTGGAAAGTATCTCCATTCAAAAAGATACTTTGGCTTGATGGCGTAGCTTATAGTCACTTCTTTTATAATCCAATGACGGGTAACCCTTATGGTGGAACAATTGATGGTCGACTTAAAAGCATTGGCCACTCATTTACTATGGGACACCAACAGACTCTTCTCTATGGTCTGAGATACGTAAATGGTGATAATAGAGATGGTGGAGCACGATCTCAGCACGGTCTAGTAGCAGGTGCTTGTTACCTACATGATGAAAATTATAAGGGTCCACAAGGCAATGCTCACTGGCGTGGCATTATTGTAAAACATCAGGTAAGCGATGGAAGCTATGACCCAATGTTCGTTTCCCTTGATTATCTATGCCGCAGGTATGAGAATTCTTCACTTAGCAACTTTATGCTTAAAAAGTACCCTAATCTAAAAATGGACGAATAGTCAATTGGTATGTAATAAACCTGTAACGGTTTAAACTCTTAAAGTATCTGCATAAGTGGGTATATGAGCTCTGCAAACACTACCCAACGAAAGAATTACCGATGTGTATTCAATCGTTATGTAACGAAAGAAAACCAAGAAGCAATTATTCTTTCTATCATTTCTCAATTTGAGGGATACTTTGCAGAACCTGAAGTAACTTTAACTGATGAAGGCTTTATAATTAGCCTCATAGTTGGAGATAATCTTTCACCAACTTCAGTTCGTGACAAAATCCTTTGGAATCAATTCGTAGAGAGCGTTACCGCTCAAGATGCTATCCGTAAGATTCAAATCATTCGTCTACCTAAAGCAGGAATTATGAACTTTGGTGAACGTGCTACAGGTGCAGGTAGCGTTGGCGCTTTTGCTCCAGAAGTAGACCCAATTGAAGGAAACACTGGCGTGGATGAAAAGCTAAACGTACCAAGAACCACTAAGCCACCAAAATACCAGATCGATGGCGTTCAAGATGACCCACTTGGTCACTTTGCTAGTATTCATATCTCAGATAAAACTGACCTTATTTCAGAAGATCAGTCTTTCGTCAAGGGATTGACCCCAGAGGGCCTCCACAGCGATTCTACATCAGTAGAAGAAGATCCACACAGTGATCTTGAATCTGGCAAAAGAACTATACCACGAGTCTTCAACGCAAGTTTTAAAGTTATTGCTATTGATACCGACACAAATGGCACTTTTTCACCTACATGGGTTAATAAGTATAATGATACTCTTGATGGAGCAGATAAAGGTTCTCCAGAAGGACCACGTGGCAATGGTGGATTTTTACCAAAAGGTAATTGGTACAACACCAACTTAGGCAACGAACGTGGAACTATGACTGGTGTAGAATCAGAAAAACGTGGCGATGAAGCTAGCGCTGCCCCCTTTGCTGGTATTGTAAGCGTAGGAAGTATGCAAAAATTAAAAGAACCAGAAGTAGAAGACGTTGAGAGTGCCGTAGAAATACCACAAGCACGTGGGGGAAGCCAATCAGTACCCGGTGAGCCAATAGAAGGCTGGTTCGCTAGTGCAAGTTTTGGAATAAATGAAACATATGATTATGAAGGCGATGTAGATGACGACTACCTATAAGGTATATCAAGCAGGATCAGTACCAGCAAAATTTAACCCAGGTGATTTTATTTTAGTTAGCACAGATGGCATCCTAGCTAAATTTATACGTTTTGGTCAGTTTATACGTTATCATGGTAAAATGAAACCTTTTTCTACATGGAATCATGCTGCAATGATTGTTGATGAAGAAGGAACAATTATTGAAGCAGTTGGCCGTGGTGTCCGTTATGCTCACATTGATGAATACAAGAATGTAGAGTATTATTTAGTAAATACAAAATTAAACAGTCAGAGTCGTAACCAAACTGTTGCTGCATGCAAAAGTTTTATTAAGGATAAATATGGATGGTTCACTATTATTTCTATAGCAATTGAACTTATCACAGGAATTAAGTTGCAATTCTCATTGAATAACTCAATGATCTGTAGCGCAGTAGTAGGACAAAGTCTATGGGCTGGTGGTGTCATATTTGACCGCAACCCATATCAAATGATGCCAGCGGATCTTGCCGCAGCATTCAATATCATTCAATTTGGCAAATAATTAAAAAAACGTCAAAAGTGTTGATTTATCACTTTTAATCAATTATTGTAGATTTTATGAAAAAGAAAATGACCATAGTTATTAGCTATGATGCCATGAACAATCAGAGTGATGAATTGGCTAGCCAAGAAATCAATGAGACCATTGCTGGTCTAATGAATAGTTTGCGGACTCAAGTTAACAACGCACAAGTATCTGTAAAATTCCAAGATAATAAGGAGGCCAAATAATGGCATCAAGCATTAATAACCCGTTTCAAACCACCGCAGTGCGTACTGCTGTTCGTGGTGCTGTAGCAAGTATCGTTGGTGCGCTTGTAGCATGGGGAACAACTAAGTGGGCTAGCCTAAACACTAGTAGCCTTTCTTACTTGACACCTGCATTCTCAACTGCCTACTTTGCTGCTGTGCACTTCTTACAGGCTAAGTACCCTAAGTTTGGTTGGTTGCTCGGTGTACTTCCTCAAAAGACGACTGTAGTACCTACACCTACACCTGCTCCAGTTAAGGCTGCTGCTAAGAAGGTTGCTGCAGCAAAGAAAGCTGCACCGAAGAAGTAATTCTTCGAGGCCTTGTAGCTCAGTTGGTTAGAGCACTGCCCTGTCACGGCAGTTGTCGTGGGTTCAAGTCCCATCAAGGTCGCCATCTATAAGAAAGAAAGAATATGTTTAAAAAAGTACTAACAATCGCTGCAATCATTGCTGCTACAGTAGCTATCATTGCTAATACTAGTAACAATACAAAAAATGTAGGTATTAAACTGCATCAATACAATGATCTTCCTTATGCACTTTGTGCAGCTAGTGGGACTAAGCCCATTAACCAACATATTATAATCAATGGTGTTAGATATCGACTAGGTCTTTCAGAATGTCCAATCATCACTACAGGTGCTTCATTTGCTAATCTAGATTTAACTAATGGTAAATTAACTCCAGATGGAACATTTGCAACAGTATGGTCGTTGTTTGGAGTACCAAGCACTTTCCCTATTAAGCAAACTGATGGTAGCTGGATTAATATGACTCCGGTACACCGTAACTTTAAAAATACAAAGACTCCCGGCGGCGGAAGTAGCAACCAATGGTCTTTTCCTTGTGTAGTTGAACCTAGAACATTAACTGCAACTGATGGCACTACATTTAGAGTTGCAATCTGTAAAGGTCCTATGATGGAGAATGTTAACAACAAACCAATTAAGTTTGGCACTAGAACTTGGACAGAAGCACCAAAAGGTATACCTAACCCAATTGTAGCTCAAATTCTTTCTAATTCATAAAGGATAAGCTTTGATCCCTGGTAGCTCAACGGCAGAGCAAGCGACTGTTAATCGCTAGGTTATAGGTTCGAATCCTATCTGGGGAGCAAGATAAAATGACATTATACAATAACTATGTAGAAAATATCGTGAACCGATTAAAAAAATGTTCCCCAATCGATGATTGGTCAATCAACCCATTCGGTCACATTGTTATTGATAATTTTCTTGATGAAGACTTAGTCAATGCTCTTTACGAAGAAGCAATGAAAGTACAAAAAGATGAAACCAGTTGGAATAAATATAATAATCCATTGGAAAAAAAGTTCTCTCTTAGTAAGTGGGACCAATTACCCAAAAATGTTTATTCATTCCTGCTTGCTCTTGGAGATGTAGCTGTAGTTGAACAAATAGAACTTTTATCCGGTATCTACGGTATTGTACCTGATGCTGGCTTGCATGGTGGTGGCATCCACATGCATAAAAAAGGTGGTAAATTGAACCTACATCAAGACTATAGCATCCATCCAAAACTTGGCCTACAAAGACGACTTAACATAATATTTTATCTAGGTAAAGAATGGAATAAGTCATGGGGTGGTGGGTTGGAACTTCATGAACATAATCCAGAAAATAACAGACCAAAGTATCTTGTTAAAACAGTAGACTATACATGGAATAGAATGATATTGTTTGATACTATTGAAAGCTGGCACGGTTTCCCAGATCCTATTACACCACCTGATGATAAGTACCGTTTATCATTAGCCTACTACTATACATCATCACCATTGGAAAAACACTCTGAGAAACAAGCTGTTTTTTATGCACCTAGCAATGAACAGATTGGTGATGCAGAGATTGAAAAACTAATCGAATTGAGATCTAATCCAGGATCTGCCAAAAAATTATAGGAGAAATAAAATGACTAAAAGTTTAGATCTTGGTTGCCATAGAAACATTAGGAATACATTTAACGCAGATGAAGCATATGGTTATGATATAGTTGATACTGGCGTTGATAATCTTTTTGTATCTGATATTATTCTTGATGGTATACCATGTGAAGATAATTACTTTGATTATGTAACAGCTTTTGACTTTCTTGAACATATACCACGTACATTGTATATTGATGGGAAAAGGGTGAATCCTTTTATAGATGCAATGAATGAAATTTGGAGAGTATTAAAACCAGGTGGAATTTTTTATGCTGTTACTCCTGCTTTCCCAAGCCCGGAGGCATTCCAAGATCCTACTCATGTCAATTTTATAAGTGACCAAACTTATAAATATTTTACTATTGATTATCATCAACTAGGTAAAGATTATGGATTTGATGGTCTTTTTGAATTATTAGAACAAAAATGGGGAGACCCATGGTCACACAATCTTGAATGGACAATGAAAGCAATAAAATGAAATTTTACGTATTCCATACAGATAATATGCCTACTCATGAGTGGGGTGCAAAGATAATCGAAGATCAAAAGAAAGTATGCGAACATCTTGGTATAGAAATAGAGTATGTCACTGCTCCTTATGTTGATTTCAAAACCGCTGGTGATGACCATGGTCGTATCGTTACTGAAGTTATTAGAGATTCAAAAGATGTTGTTTGCTTTTTAGATCTTGATTGTTTACCATATGATATAGAAATACTTCAAGATATTTACAATTGGGTAGAAGAAAACAAAAGCTTTGCCGGTAATGCTCAAAACATTTCTCATATACCAGAAACACGTGAGCAAATTTTTGCTGCACCAAGCATGCTTATGGTCCATAAAGATGCATGGGTTAATTTAGGTTGTCCTGATATGGCTCAAAAGCATCGTGATAGTGATGGACAAGTTTATATTGATGTTGCTCAACAATTGACAATGAACGCAAAAGAACAGGGTCTACAGCATGCAACGCTTATGCCACTTGGATGTGATTATGTTCGTTGGCGCACACCAATCACTAATGCTCCTGACTTTATTTTAGGAGCAGGAACAAAATACCCAGGATCATGGCATTATTTCCAAGGCTCTATCAATGTTGCTGATGATAAAATTTGGGATTTAAGAGTTAGCCAAATATTAGATAATCAACCAATAACCCCACATATAATATTTTAACAATCCGGGGTGGTGTAAAGGCAGCACAAGAGACTTTGAATCTTTCAGTCTAGGTTCGACCCCTAGCCCCGGAACCAAAGGACTGTAGCTCAGTGGTAAGAGCAGGGCACTCATAATGCCTTGGTCGTGGGTTCGATCCCCACCGGTCCTACCATTTAAAAGTACCAATGAACCACAATAGGTAGTGTCCAGCGTTCCTAATGGAACATAACCAAGGAGTAACACGATGACCTCGATGTTCGATTACGATGATTCAATTAACCTAGCATTTGATGCTAAAATTGCCGGTAAGAGCCTCGTTGCTGCTAAGCACGAACTGCTCACCAAGACTGGTGATTTCCTATTCCTCGCTCACTCAGATCGTGAGCTAGCCCTTCGCATGCAAATGGTAGAAAAAGACATTGAGAAGGTTGCTTACCGCAAACTCTCAAGCATTAGTGACTCCAAGGCAAAACTAGTACGTGCTGTTTTTGACGAATGGGAACTTCGTCACGCTAGCTGTGAAATGTGCAAAGAAGCACACGCTGGTGTAAAAGACACTAACTGTGATGAGTGTGGAGCAAAGCTTACAGCAGGTGCAAGAGCAGATGATGTTCGTGGACACTTAGATATCTGTAGCAAGCACCTGAAGTAATATTAATCTACCTTATCTAAAGTTAGGTTAATATGGCTTACAATTCTAAGAATAGTAGCGTCATTGCTGCAAAAAGTAATTCTAATAGTGATCCTTTGTCACGTCCAATGATGACTGTAAAACAAGTTATGCAGGAATATATCAATAGAACTGTAACTGAACCTGACAAATTCCCTATTAAAATTAAAGATGCACGCCCACCTCTTTCTGAAAAGACTGAGGGTGAAGATAAGACTGTTAGACGACCTTGCAATAACTTTGAGTTAGATGAAACCAAAGGTACACCGACTTGTAAACATTGTGGTGTTCAAAAAACACAACACCGAAAAACAGCGGCTTTCAATGCACGCAACGCTGGTAAAAAGTTAGCTTCCGAAGAATCAGAAGCATTCGATGATTATGATGAGAATTATTCTGAATTATTTGAGAATGACCCTGACGAAGAACAAGAAACTTATAACCACGCACCACAAATTTGCCCAGATTGCAAAGGCAAATCATTAATGAATAATCCAGAAACTCCTAAATATACTGGTAATCATTGTGATTCATGTGATGAAAAATGTGGAAGCGATGAAACTAATCCACATCCTCATTGCAAAGGTTGTAAGCATCAGAATACTAGTTGCAAGGGTAGAGAACAAGAATTCTGGAATAATGATAAAAATGATTTTTGTGAAACCTGTGATAACAAAGGTATTATTGATGAATTCAATGCAATGCCTAAATACAATTTCAAAGATGAAGACGATGAACCAGAAGAAGATGGTTTTACAAGGATCTACGAAGATGATGATGATGATTATGAACCATCTCCGGCATCATCAAAAATAACTCCAGTATCTGTAGCAGAAGATGAAGATGAAAAACTCCCAGTAAAAAAACAACCTATTGTTAACGAAGTTTATAAACCTATAGAGGTTAACGAGCATAATCCTAATTGCAGTAAATGCGAAGGCACAGGCATTGTCAATGACCCAAGTGAGATTGCTAAGATACATGACAGCGAAGAATTTAAACAAGGGATAAAGGCCATCAAAGCTAAGAAAATAATTCCAGCAGCAAAAAGAAGTGAACAGAATCAGTTCATTGCCGATCAATATGGGTGTAAAGGTTAATTATGTCTGTTGCCTCATTTATATCCAGATTCGATCCTAGAAACATTTTTGTTGGACGTTGCGATATGCACGTATATAAAACATTGTTAGATGATGATTCATTCTCTCTTGCTTTTGGTCCTAAATCAGAAATAGGACCATGCCATTTTAGAAATTTAAGTGCTAAACAAGATGATGATGAATCAGAAAACCTAGCTGTGCCACGTTTTAATGCAGGTGGATCGGAAGATCAAGGTCAAGAATTCCCTTATGCACAACATCTTATTACTGTTGCAGGAGGAGGAGTTGGGAACCGTTCTTGTACTAATCATATGAAATTTTTTCATCAAAATCAAAAACGATCAATCTATACACAATCAAATATACGCGGTGGAGAATTAAACCCTAATGAGCCAGTTAATGCTCATAATCTGGTTAAAGAACGTGAAGAAAAATTTAAAGAACGAAGTAGAAATACTCAAAGAAGAACTGTACTAGATCGAGCAAGAGCTCGTTTTAATAGTGGTATTGTAGATGAGAACCAAGGTTAACGTATGAGAGTTTTTTCTTTTAAAAATAAAGAGCAACGTAACTTAAAGGTTTCTGCACGTAATAAGCAAGAAGTTGATTACGAAAGATCACGTAAACAACAACTTGAATCTGAATATCAACGTAGGTTACAAATCGAAAGTGATAAGGATGAACTTCACGTACCTATTGCTATCCGAAGTGGCGATCCTGATTTCAAAATATCAAACAACCCTAATGCTCAACCGCTTGAATGGCATTTTATACACCATGATCAATTAGGTCGTGACGAGCGTGGTGAATCTATCGCTGCTAATATTAAACAACACATAAAAAACAATCCACACCTTTACCGTGAAGTAGATCTTGGTACAGAACAATATGGTGATAACGAGGAAATGCTCCGTGCTGCCCCTGGTGGTATGAAGGGTTATATTCCATTGGCAGGAGTTAGTCCTTCTAGAACAAGAACAACCAATACATCGATTGAAGAACTATCTCGTTTAATGAACCTTAGCGAGACTAAAAAACGTTTAAAGAGTACTATAAATAGATCTACTAGCGCGAATCTTCCTGAATTTGATCCAGAACATCCTTTGAATCTTATTGCAAACCATGGTGGAAAAGCATTTAAATTCTTATTTACAGATCAAATGCCGTACACCCCAGCAAAACCTGGAGAAGATCTTTGTATTTGTGGTAGCTCACCAGAGATGCATACAGACTCTGAAACTGCTAAACAACGTTCATTAGCAACTGGTGAAACTATGAGAACACATCGTTTTACACCACAAACAATTTATAACAAAGATGGTCAACCAATCAATGCAGATAAATTTAGATTAGATCGATCACCATTGAGAAGAGCAGCAGTGCCTGATGGTGATAAACTATCTACTAAGATAGTTGACCAGGGTTTAGACAGATTTATGATGCCAGTCGTTGAAGTCGGTGCTGGTCCACGTGAGTTAACGGCAATACGTTCTATAGAAAAACTTAAGCCAAATGGCAGTATACAAACTCGTGGTCCAGGTGGGGAACAAGAAGTAGCATGCACACACTGCGTTAACGGTAGAACAAACCCATTCCAATCCAACCATGCTATAGGTTGTAGAGACTGTGCATTCGGTCAACACACATATAAAGAAGACTCGGATGAACAAGGTAATAAAATTTACACACCAATAACTGTAGGTCTTGGTGATAGTAGAATGAAGTATCTCAATGCTGAAGACTGCCCACCATGCCCAGAGTGCAATGGTAATAAAGTTGTTAACGTAAGAAACGTTTCATCAGCACATGATGAATTGCCATGTGGTGCTTGTGAAGGTACCGGTAAAGATCTTAGTAAGCTAAATGGTTTTAATTGTAATAATTGTGCAACAGAAATGCCTAACGTAGATTCACAAAAATCTATGATTTATACCACACCAGATAATTTTTGTCCTCACTGTCAGGGTAAAGCCCATACTACTAAAAGGGTAGAGCTTACAAAAAAACCAGGAGTTGGACAAAAAGGCGTAACAATATACGAGCCTAAAGAAAATAACGACATTAAGTATATGCCTCATGCAAATACTTTTGTAGGCAATCCATCATACCTTGTACCAATGGGTGATCTTAGTGCACACCAAACTGGTAGCGGTATGGTTGGTTTTAAAGCACACGGTGACGCTAATTGTACAGAATGTCACGGCAATGATGAATATCGTACTGCCAGTACCAACAGACCATGTTCTAGTTGTAGAGTTACTGGTTTTGATGACCCCGACCACATAATAATGCCAAATTCATTCCAAATGGATCATGGTGACCATTTTAAAATACCTTTATTCATTTATCAAAAAGCTATGAAAAAAGCATTTCCAGATGATGATACAAACCCTCATAACTTTCTTGATAAGAAACATATGAGCAATAAATATGAAGGAGTTGATTTTTATGACCACGAAGGTAAAACAATTCCCAATGAACATTTAATTGGTTTAATAGAAAATGGTATTCAATTACCACAAAAACACATTGATGAATTCCGTAGAAGGTCTGCAATAAACCACAGCAGTAGAAACGCAAAATTCTGCGCAGCGTCTGCAGATGCAGAAGACATGGCAGACATACTGAGCACTCATTTTAGAGAATTTCCTATGATAGTACCTGGTCTAAATATAAAGCCTAAGTCTACTCCAAGCCTACCAAGTGGCGAAGAAGAAGGTAATGCATTTGGTACATACCAGAGATCTTTGGAAGATATTGGCTCTGCTATAAACAAAACAGATGATGAGCGTAAGAAGACTACACAGACTCCACAAGAAATAGCTGATACTTCAGCGGTGAAAGAACTTACTAATGAATAGCAAAAAGTTCAATTCAAAAAAAGCCGGGTTTGATGACGCAACCAGTCGTTATGAACTAAACCCAGTTGATTTAGACGGTTTTAGTATTATCAATACTAACATACTTGATGATCTTGCTGATAAAGATGATGAAAGAGCAAAATCAAAGAATGGTCCAGTTCGTACTATTTATGTAGATCCAAAAACTATGGATGCGTCTGGGCCTGGTAGTAAAAGTTCTCAATACTTTGCTGAAGATTTAAATAATAAGAGGCGTATCTTTGGTGCTTTAGCATCAATACCACGTATGTTACGTGAAACAAAACACAAATGTAAAACTTGTCATGGTGTTAGACAAGAATATGATCCAAAACGTCCAATGGAAGAAAGAATAGTTTGCCCAGACTGTTTAAATAATGGACATGAATTAAGCTCTCCAGAATCTGGAATGATGGATAGAGCTAATTATGCTTGGAAGAAAAATCGTATGGCAGACTTCCATGAAAGAGCTTGCGGTACTTTACAGTGCAATCCTCATTGTGCTCACAAAGATTTTTTTGATAAGATTAGAGCTAGTTTTTCCGGTGGGCCTAACAAAATAAGAACAAGGGATATTAAACTACGTCCTAATACTACTAACCCTGATATTGTTGATAGATTAACTCCTGAAATAGTAGAAGATAATTATAAACCAATAGCAAAAATTCTACAAGCTATGGGCGGTCGTGAAGACGAACCATTGCAAAAACATGATGTCGTTTATACAAACTTTACTGATACTGTTAATCCAGGCAGTCACCTTCAAGCTGATTATGATGATGAAGGCTTTCACGCATTTCAAGAAACATATGAACAGCCCGAAAGAGGAGCTACACCTTTTGAAATACGTAAACCATGCCCAACATGTGGTTGCAAAGAGTGTAATGCTAATGGTATAAAACTAAATGAGAATGGTGATTATGTTGATTGTGAATTTTGCAAGGATGGTAAAACGCATACCGGTTGCAAAGAATGCAATGGGACTGGTAAAGAACCAGACATACAGACTGACCAAGGCACAGTAGAATGGCCTGTTGTTGTTCCTGAGAATGTAAAGCTTTGGGAAGCAGAAGGTCGTAAGGGTCCAAAACCTGAGCAGGCTCCAGCGCAAATGCGTATGAACTCGCCAAAGCCATTAGATGCCTGTGCAAAATGTGGTAAAAGTAGCTCGGATACTAATCACACTAGAAGACAATTTCGAGTTACTCAATCAGAATCACAACAAGCGCAAGGACCTAAAGATAATGGCGCTTTTGGTATTATTGTTAATGCTAACCCTGAAGGCACACGTGGGGATAGAATTAGTTTTTATACACCTGTAAACGTTGCAAGAGAAGATCGGAATGAAATTCTAGGCAATGGTGCCCACCCAGAAAGAGGCATTAGTTTAGATACCGGTGATTTTTTTGATAGAGACCCTGATATTTATGACTCTGAAGACAAAGGTGTAAGAAAGCATATAGAAAGTACAATGGCAGACATTCTTCCACTTATTGGTGAAAGATCTGATTCTAAAAAAATGAGAATTACTTATGAACAAAACGTTCCACTTACTAATTCTGCAAGAATTAGTCCAGTAACTGCACCGCTAATGGCTACAGCTGGTAAAAGATCATTGATTAGACGTTTGAAAGATGTTAAGGGTAGCCTTTTGCCTAGAAATTCAACAGAAAACGATAAAAAAATAAGGACTACTACTCTCTTTAGAAAAGGAACTGGCCTTGATGAAGCAACATTAAGAGCACCAGAATTATCGACTGGTCGAGGCGATAACCTAGAAAAAATTAACGATTATATCAAAAATAGCCTAGAGCCTGACTACGCAAAATTACAATCTAATAATCCTGAATTGCCACCATTGGAACAAGTAAAACTAAGTTCTCCTACATATGGTTTGGAAGCTCCTTCACGTGATGAGTCAAGAAAACGCCCATCGGCACCTAAAGGTAAAAGTCAAATTAATGAGGATATTAGAAGTAGTTTTGACATGCCAAAAGCAGAAGTACCTGATATGGGTAACTTTGATCTTAGCAACCCTGAAAACCAAAAAGATGCTATAGAAACTTTTGAAGGCAATATAGGTAGAAAACTAGAACCTGAAGAGCATGCCAAAGTTATTGAAGGCATTACAAAGCATAACCATATCGATGGTGGCTACAAAGCACTTGGTATGAAAACCCCAGAAGAGGAAGAAGATCATGAACAATAAATTATCTTTTACAGATCCAGCCGATGCACTACCAGGGAAACCATGCCGTGGGTGCGATATCCCAGGTACTCCAGAAAGACCAGTAGTATTTCAAGGATATGCTCCAGATGGAAGGCCATTGTTTGGCCACGAAGGATGCCAATCTCTTATGGGTTCTGATGACAAGACCTCTGGCCTACCACTTGCTGTAGCAGGTAACTTAGGTTTAATCCCAGGGTACAAAGAAGAAAAAGAAGATATCTGGGCTTTTGCATCTATAAATAAGATAGATCCAGAACCAAGTGAAATACAAAGTGCTTTGGAAAATACTCCAGCAGTTGATCCAGCCACACAAACCAATGCATCATCAGAATACGTTGGCAATGGGACAGGGGCAACAATCCCGCCAAGCCACTAAAACAATGTAATTCAATATGATATGTACCATAGTGTATGTATCCAAGTACAGGAGAAATCATGGAACCACGTTTTAATATCAAGGTTGCAGAAATGGGAACACCGGACGATAACTTCCAAAACCCAAACGAGCAATGGATTGGTGACTTTATTGACACCGACAGCAACCACTTCGAAAAAAATATGCAAGCTTATATGGAGCAACGTCAAGGGTTGGGCGACCAAATCCAACGTTACGTTGACGAATCACACATGCACGCTCAGGACGCTAACCCTGCTCAGGACCGTGCTTTGATGGTTATGGAGCCAGAAGTTGCTGGCACAGGCGACCTTCAACTTGCACCTGTTAAGGCTTCTAAGCTAGCTTCACAGGTCAATGGATTCCGTAATGCTCAACCACGTGTTGACTTTACTTTTGGCATCGTTGCTAAGAAAGACAATGGAACACTTGTTAACTCACGAGTAGTTGCTGAAACACCTACTACAAAGATTGCCGGAACTGTTCTTGCAGTTGGCGATGCTGAGTTTGCTGTCCTATGGGATGACAAGACTGCTTCAGTAGAGCGTAAGGCTGATTACGAACTCGTTTTTTCTAACTAAAGGTACTATAAACTAAGTAATTATGTTTAGATCACGGAAAACTAAGATCGTTTCTACTCCGGTAGAAGAGATCCTTGAGGTTGAAGTACCATTTATTAACGAAGAGCCCGTTGCACAAACCGTAGCAAACATAGAGTTCTTATCAATTACATCCCAGGATGATGAAACATCTGTTGGAACACTAACTGATTATGATGATAATGTTTATTATTATGCATGGGATTTTAAGTCAAAAAGAATAATTAGGTTAACTGGAGAAAGATTAGATTCTTTAACTTGGTCATTGTGTGATCAAGTTCTTCAGAAGTACTATAACAGACCTGCAAAGCCAGTTGAAGAACCAATTGGACCACAGATCGAACAAGCAGTAAATAAGGTATTGGCTCCTCTTACTAATTCTGTAAAAAATGTAGAGGGAAAGATTGACAAAGCATTGACTGTAAAGGTTGCTCCGGCACCTGCTCCTGTACAAGCACAGACAACGCCTAGGCCTCAATCAGTCCAGTCAGCACCTATTGATGCGCCAGCAGTAAACGTTGCTGATAACGATATCAGCACAAACGCTTTGAGGTTCCTACAAGATTCCAATGTAGATGACCTCGGTATAGATTATATGAGCCTCTAGGAGATATTATGCAGGCAGCAGAAGGTAAAGGCCCTAAGCAAATAAAAAAGCCATACGTGCTTGGTCAATTCGTTACAATTTATGGGAATGATGGTACGCCGGGAACACTTAACCCAGCAAATCCTCCATACACCCCTGTTGTAGGAACGCTTAGCACTGTTAGTGGTGGATCTAAATGGTCTAACGGTACAGTAGGAAGTTTGAACCCTGGACTTAATCTAAACGTAAATGGGAACGGTGCAACAGACGTTAGCCCAATTTGCTCACCAGACCCTTCAATTACACCAACTGACCTTGAAACGCTTTATGCTGGTTTTTGGGCAGAAACAGGTTTTAGTGGAACTTGCTTTCTACAATTGCAAGGTAGCAATAATAGATACTATGGCGCTACTGACTACAATTCCACAGCTTGGATTACTATAATTACTGGAACGCTTACTGCTACCAGTGGTAACGTTACATTCACGTTGAACAATACTTCAGCTACACAAGAGACTCCAAAAGTAGCTTATCGTGTCACAGCTAGTGGTGGAACAGGAATTATTGATTGGGCTATCCCAGGTCTATTTATTGATCTTAATGCTAATGGTGTTGGAAACAATGCATCCGATGCTAATGGAAACATTGGTCAAATGAGTATTCAAGATCCTGTTAGTTATACTATCTCTGGTGGACAAATTACTTCAACTGTAAATGGAACTCCACCATATGCAGCTACTCGCAATAACTCAGACTACATAGGATAAGGGCTTGACATGGATAGACAACAGAATATAAGATTAAGTAGCACTCGTAGAGTTGGTGCTAACTTTGATTTCAATGGTAACCCAATTACTCAGAATAAGTCAGGCGGGATCGTCCGATTCAGTGGAGACATTGGGATGTATGGATGTGGGCACCAATCAATTCCTGGTGTTGACGTTTGCAGTTGCCAAGCTTACTAGAAAGCCTTATTAATGTCACAAAAAGACTGGAGTGCCTCTGCGGAACTTAACCGTATGAAGACAGCCGGTATTACCCTTCCTAAGAACCCTATTGCAGGCCGTGTAGCCGCTAGGGACATGTTGAAGCGTGCAGCAACTCCTGGAGCTATGCTTAACGAGATTGGCCCTATGGCGGCTGCTATGGGTGGTACGACTCAAGGTCGTGACAGGCTTAATAAACTTGGTAGCAGTGGCCATTTAAATATGGAAGGTATGGCAAATACTGTTGGTCGTAGAACTGCCGCCGCAACTGGATCAGACGCTCAATGGGCATTGCCTAAGTTGCATGACCCATTTGAATACTGGCGTGAACGCACGTGGTGGTTCAACATGGAGGATCCTGATGAACAAACGAGAAAGATCCGAGACTGGGCAAGACTTCTCTACACGACTCATCACTTGGTTCCTGGACTTATTGATATCTATACGAGATTCCCGCTCCTAGACATTGAATTAGTTCATCCAGATAAAAGAATTAGTGACTTCTACAATGATCTTTTCTTTGACGGACTAAATTATAATGAATTTCTTTATGACCTTGGTCGTGAACATTGGACCGTTGGTGAAGCTTTCGCTATGGGTTCTTGGCACGATGGTATTGGTGCTTGGGAAGAAGATGAAATAATCAACCCTAACGATGTTATCGTTGCAAAGAATCGTGCTCTAAGAACTTATCAATATCACGTAAAAGTTCCAGAAGAAATTAAACGTCTTATTGAACGTCGCGATCCTCCTCAAGAGTATGCAATGCTTATGCAACTTTATCCAGATGTTGTTGCTTGGGCTCGTCAAGACAAAGAAATTCCTGTTTCAGATGTGATCATGAAACAAATTAAGTTTAAGACAAACCCATGGAGTGAGCATGGTACTCCTATACTTCTCCGTGCATTCCGTATGCTTATGTTGGAGGAAAGTCTCAATTCTGCTCAAGATGCTATTGCTGATCGTCTATACAGTCCACTTATTTTGGCTACTCTCGGTCTACCAGACGTTGACCAAGATGGACCGTGGATCCCAGATGCACAAGAACTTCAGTCATTACGTGACGACTTGGCCATGGCCATAAACTCAGACTTCCGTCTGATGACCTATCACCATGGTCTAACAATTCAAAATGCTTTTGGTCGTGAAACAATGCCACGACTTGACCAAGACTTCCTACGCGTTCAAACTAACGTCATGGGTGTCTTTGGTATTGGTAGTGACCTCATCCAAGGTGGACAAGGCGGTACATACGCTTCTGGAGCACTTAACCGTGAGTTGATTACCCAAATGCTTTCTACCTATCAACACAAGATTGAAGACTTTATCCGTTCACGTATGGAACCTGTTGCTGAACGACAGGGACACTACGAGATGCGTAACGTTGGTGGTCAAATGGTTCCAATAATGGAAACAGTGTTGATGGTCGATGAAGAAACTGGCGCCGAATACGTTGAAGAGCGTCCTAAGCTAGCCATACCGGAAGTTCGCTTCCGTAGTATGAACCTACGTGATGAAACGGTGGAGCGTGGGTTCTTGCAACAATTGAGTGCATCAGGATTCCCAATATCATTGGGCACTCTTGCAGTCAACATCCCGATTGACTTCGATGATGAAATCGATGCGCGTCGTGAAGAAAAGATTAAGACAGTTGTTGCAGAACAACAATTTAAGAGGGATTTGTTTAATCGCCTTCTTACTCTGCAACTACCAATCCCACCGGAATATGTACAGGAATACCAGGCCTACCTTGCCATGCTCGAAGATCCTTCACTAGGAGCACAACTTGCTCCTGGAGCCATGGCTGGACTTGTAACACCTCCAGCTGCCCCTAATATGACCGGTAATCCTATCGGCAACAGTGATGCTGCAGCTGGAGCACAAGTTTACCCAACTATGAACCAGATGGCTGCAAACGATATGCAGCGTCAACGTCCTGAAGAAAGCTACGAACAACGTAAAAACCAACCTAAGCCTTCTAAGAAAGGTCCAAAGAATGGACCTCAAAAGAATAGGAAGACTTCATCAGTGTCAGGTTGGGAAGAATATGATGATGAGCCATTCGAGACGGTTACTTACGGTGAACGTATGAAATTTGCAGTACCTTTTGAGCAGAAGAAACGTAAGCGTATGAAACTTGCTAAAGGTATGAAGATTATTTCAGACGGTAGTTATGAAAAGTTTAATGAAGATGAATTCAAACAACATCTAGCTAACGCACTTGATGGTGATGATGCAATGATACCTACACCAACAAACCATGCTAATACTGGGAACCCAATTGCTGATAGTGCAGGAACAGGCAGTCCAGGCGGTGGAACCGCTATGAGTGAACCAGCTATTACTCAAATAGATCCAACAAAAGAAACAAAATAAGATTTATAAACATCTATAGAATGCATTAATTATTAGATAATGCATTATTTATTCATCGGAGAAACATATGAGCACTCTCTTTAATAACGAGACTCCTCGCATACTTCCTAAGGTTTCTTTCAATAAGAAAAGCTTCCTTGACATTGTAAGCCCACTAGTTAAGCTAGACATCATTAAAGAAGGTGAAGGCAATACATGCAGAAATGCTCACAAGCTCGACTTAACCGATAGTATTTATGAAAAAATTGATGCGGAGTAATAATGTTTGCATCAACATTCTTTAACTCTTCAAACGTATGGTTTGGCTATATAGCAAATGCATTTTTTACAGTTGGTGCTCTTGCAGCACTAGCTAAAGTAGTGCAAAAATATTTTACTCGCCACAGTTCAAAAGAACTAAATCGCATTGAAGAAGAACTAGCCGCTACTAAAGCAGATATGGACGACAAGCTAGAACAGCTACTTTCCCAACACCGAAACAATGGTGGTTCCAGTGCCAAAGACCAATGGGATAGGCTTGAACAAAAAGTTGACGGCATTGGCCGTGACTTAAACCGTCATCTAGGTTACCACGAAGGTTTGCTAGATGCGGACGATTAAAAAGGTAAGTCATTGGGACTTTCACCCAGAGGTAAGATCTGGTAACGATAGAACATTAGGCGAAAAAGCTGCTGATGCTATGCGACACGGAATGGGTTCGTGGCCTTTTGTATTTGCTTTCGTAGTTCTAATGACCGCATGGATGCTTTACAACGGATTCTCACATCACCCTTTTGATGTTTATCCGTTCATACTGCTTAACCTTATGCTTTCAACATTAGCAGGATTGCAAGGAGCAATACTTTTAATTGCTGCTAAAAGAGCAGATCGTATTGCTGCAGAATTAGCTGCGTACCACTTAAAGGTAAGCGAAGACCACCAAGTTATGCTCAAAGAATTAAAAGAATTACTAGAAAAAAAATTAACACAATCTTAAATATTACAACGATGTAACGCAACTTCTAGCTTACAAAAGGTTTCGAAGATGATAAAATTTGGTGCACCAACTGTAACCCTTATGGGACGTGAAACTCTTGCTGGCAATAGCCAGCCTATTGAGCTTCATGACGTTAAGCTTGCAGACTTTAATTTTAATCCAGAACCTGGATATGTCTATGCAGTTTCTCGTGCTATTAGTAGCCGAGTTAATGCTAATTATGATGGTTGGCCTGTAGACCAAATAAAGAAAAGTTACAAAACTTTTGTTGGCCGACCAATTTACGTAGAGCACAATAACTCCGATCCAGACCGTGCTCGCGGTGTAATTCTTGATGCTGTTTACAAAGAAAGTAAACTAGCAAGTGGTATTATTGACGCAAGTGTTTATTGCTTGATGGAAGTAGATGCCCAAACTTTTCCCAAGCTAGCTAATTCCATTATGGAAGGCCAGTTAAATGCAGTCAGTATGGGAGCTGACGTAGAGGGTACTCAATGTAGTGCTTGTGGTAAGTATGCTAGCAAACCTGCTGAATACTGTACTCACATTCCTCGTCTTAAAGGCCGTACTGTAACTGTTTACAAGCAAGGAAAACGTATTGAAAGCCTTGTTTACGAAAGTTGCATTAAGCCAAACTTTTTCGAATTAAGCTTTGTATTTGAGCCTGCTGACGAAAGTGCTTGGCTACTTGATAAGAAGCGTTTCTAATGCCTATTTTGAAGGTATCTAGCGATATTAAAAAGTATGCATTGGAATTAATTCGTGTCCCTATCACTGTTCTTGGTGACTGTCCGCAGTGCCGAAGCAATGGTTTTAGAGATGGTATTTGCCCGGATTGCAATTACATTGATCCACGTGTTATGGAAGCCATTCAAGAATGGCAGCAAGCACAAGGGATTCAACAAAAGGCTGCTTTCAGAAGCTTATCTTTTGTGGACATGATGCCAAATAATTTTAATGGTATTGATCTTAGTGGTCCTTCGACTGGTAAGACCAAATGCCCAAGATGTGGTGATTTATCATTTGAGAATGATTCACTCAAAAAGGGTGAATTATCAGGTTCTTGCACTAATCCTGCATGCGGTCACGAAATTGCTGGAGCTTTAGGATTTAAAAGACCTAAGTTTCTGGGTATAGATCCTAGGATGGTAAAAAAGATTCAAAGAAACTTTTTGAGTCCTGCAGGAAAAAAGATCGAAAAAACAAAAAAGCAGTTAAAAAAGAGTGCCAAGGACAATACTGATCTTGGTGCTTTACAAGATGATTCAATGAACGCTAGCATGGATGCAACGACTCGCATGAAGAATATGCTCCAGCAAAGTGCTCAGATGGATGCACAAAATAAAAACGACGAAAACGCCGAAAGCAAGGAGCTACAATGAGCCGTTTCGATGATGAGCTGGTCAAGCAGGCAGACAATGCCTACCAACAGCGTGTAGGAGAGGGTGCAGTAACAACACCTCGCCAAGTACCTTATAACCAAGTTGACACTATCAATCTTGACAGTGGATTCGGTGCTGCTGAAAAAGCACCAGATCCTGTTGATGAAGTTGCAGAATGGGTTGCTAATCAACCTATGATGCGTCAAATTGATGTTCAAGACCTCGATGCTGCTGACGAAGGTGAAATTATCGGTGGACCTGGTTCCAGCGCTGTATACGCCGAAGGAGGCCCTGTGTACGCTAAGAAAGACCCAATCGATGAGAGTCTTTACAACGTTTACAAAGCTTCACGTGAAATCCGTGACGCTATTGAAACTCAAGTAGACTTTGATTTCTCTAACCTAGTTACTGCTTCTAATGATGCAGCTACTGTACTACGCTTTGCTAGTGCCGACGATGACGTTAACCAAGTAATTGGTACTGTTGCTAGCATTGTTCTTGACATTGAGAACGACCTTGCTACTACTGGTGACTACCGTCAAGCCTCAGCTGACCTTGAAGCTCTTGAAGGGCTTCTTGATGACATTAACAAAGTTGCTGCTTCAAAGTCTAAAAAAGAAGATGAAGACGAAGAAGAAGAGTGCAAGAATTGCAAGGGCAAAGGTTGCGACAAGTGCAAGAAGAAGTCAAAGAAGAAAGCTTCTGCAGAAGACAAGCCAGACTGCACCATTGAAAATTGCGACGGTGGAGCAGGTTGTCAAAAGAAAAAGACAAAAGAAGCTACCAATGGTAACCAAGAAACACTCCAAATTGTAGACGTTCGTGACCTCGATGACCAAGCTGGTGTCTGGGACCGCGACGAGCTAATGGCTGCTGACCACAAGACTGACGTTCAGGTTCCTGAAGAAGTCAATGGTGAAGACGCTGGATACGTACCATTCTACAACGATGGTGCAGAAACAGGTAAAGTTCCGCAGCAAGATGACGACAACAATCCATGGCCTTACGATGCTACTAACCCAGCACTCGTTGGATACCAAGGAACTGTCGCTGCTGTACAAGCTTCACGTGAGAAGATCTTTGAAAGTCTTCAAATCGTAGAGCGACTCGAAAAGCTTGGAATGGTCAACAATGATGACCGTGCTAAGCACATCGCAAAGTTTGAGCAAATGTCAGATTCAAAGCTTGCCGGTTTCAAGGCTAGTTTGGACATGCTCGAAGAATCTGGGGCACGTCAACCCCGGAGCCAAAAAGTGGCAAGTGGAAATAATCGTTTGCCCGAAATGGGTCGGTTGACAACGGCCTCAGCAGTTACTCGTCAGGACATTCAGTCTGACGATTGGCTGATGACACTTTAACAGTCCCTAACTAAGGAGAAAGAAAAATGCTGCAACTAAATAGCGTAGCCAACGTTGGGGTTCACCGTACGTGTACTCCATTGTACGAAAAGTACGAGGCTACTCCATACAACACGTTCCTGGACCCATCAGACACAACCAATATCTATTCAGGTATGGTTATGTA